GAATTGAAGTTGGTATAAAGATGGATTTACAAGAAAATGCACGAATTAAAGAAGCAGTAAACAAACCAAGACACTATATTGGAAGTAAAGGATTAGAAGTTAAAGAAGTTCTTGAAAACTTTGTTAAAAATAAAAGCGGTATGGAAGCGCACAGGTGGTGTAGCGCGGTTGAATATTTATTACGATACGCAGAAAAAAACGGTGTGGAAGATTTAAAGAAAGCTAGAAAGAATATGGATTGGCTGATTGAAGAAGGGGATATTAAATGACACTAACTGTATTGCTTAAAGATGAAAGGAAATATATTTTCTACGGTATAAGGGAATACGGTATTGAATATGGAAAGTATCTTAAATTTACTTATGCAGGAGAAAATGCCTCTTGGAGTTTTAGAAATCAAAAAGAAATACATGAAGGATGCTTTATGTTAGATGCAATTGCTGGTTACTACATTAATAGATAAGAAGGCGATGGAATGGAAACAGTAACAATCAACGATACAGATTACAATGGATATTTCTATGAATCAGAAACGGATTCAGTCTTACCTATGTGCGATTTAAGACAGGAATGGAATTACTACCATCCAACAGATAGAGCAACCTACTACACAACCAAAATGAAGATTGCAAAGATTACTGTGGATGAAGCGCTGCAAGAGATTTATCACAAAATGGAAGAAAAAAGTTGCGACGAGCACATGGCTTGGTTTTTATTCGAAGATACACCAAAAGAGTTCAAACAATTAATGCAACAATTACTGGATGAAATTCCTAATTTTGGCTCAGTAGATTATTATGTGCCAGATAAGCATATAGACCCTAATGTAGATTTGGAGGAAGATTAATGTTCATAGAACTAACAAGACGTAGTGACGGAAAGAAAATAAAAGTATCTAAACACTCTATTGGTTATATGGAAGACGTAGGAATTATCGAATGGAAAAAAGAAAATCTGTTCAAGAAAGGTAAGTGGGTTGAAGATACAAAAGATAGATTTACAGAGTTGAACATTTTTGGAAAGTCGGTTTATGTCGAAGAAACTATTCAAGAAATCGAAGAAATGATAAACGAAAAATCGAACGAAAGACGACTATCATCGAAACAAATCGATGATTTACTCGATGAAGCATTTAAGGATGATATTTTTGGAAATCCAATCAATTATTTTATAAAGCAGGAGGATAACTAAATGACAAAATACGCATACATTAGTTGCTTAGGAAACGTTTATACAAGTGATGATCCTAATTGTGATAGAGAACCATGCGAAATGTGTGGAGATTATGACAGGTGTATAGGCACTGTAAATACACCCATTGACTTAGCAAAAGTTATGTTAGAAGAAGGATTTACAGAGGAATATATCTTAGAAAAGACTGGTTGCAAAATGGAATACAAGAAAGTAAAAGATGTAGAGTGGGAGGACTAAATGAAAATTTTAACGAGTATTATCTGTAGCTTGATAGTGGTTATTCCGCTTGAAATCATATTCCAAAAAAACGAATTTCTAGGGCTTTTGCTTGCGTTATTAGGAGGTATCCTAATAGTGGTTCTATGCATCTTAGAGTTGCTTGGAGTTATAGTGCTTTAAAGGAGTGATTGAATTGGAAATATTTCTACTAAGTGCCACTATAATTGCCATATTGATTATTCCAGTACATTGTATTATTTCTATGCGTCCTGACCCTCAACTAAAAAAAGAAATGAAACGGATAATGGAAAAGAAAAAAGAGAATATCAAATGGCAGATTGAACGGAACTTACAAGCTAAGAAAAGAAGAAATGCGCTTCAAGAATTAGCTGCAACGTTCGATTATGAAGGCATTACGTTTGATGACAAGAGCGATAAATTTTACGTGATCATAAAAATAAATAAAGATGCATTGATAGAAAGGGAGATAAAATGAAAGATAAAACACAATATGAGGCTCTTATGGAAGAACTACAAAAAATAGTGGAAAATTTCAGAGTGGGTGTTACTGAAATTGGAGAGAGATTTGCTAAATTATTACCTGATATTGAAATTTATGAGGAAGAAGAGGAAGATACATGGGAAATGAAATGCCCGTATGAGTATGGGGATAAACATTATTGTATCCAATCGAGTGGAGACGTTTTTCAAGATTTTTGGGAAGGCATGGAAGCCGATAATAGATATTTTAGTCAAGGTAACACATTCCTAACTGAACAAGAAGCAGTACTTGAAGCCAAACGCAGAAATCTACTAACACGATTCAGAGCATTCCGAAACGAATGCAATGAATATTGGAAGTCGGATTGTAAGGATGTTACACAAAAAAAGCACTATGTATCCTATTCAGAAATAAAAAATAGTCTTTATGTTAGTTATATAGTTCTTGGCAATCATTTACATATTTTCGGTTATTTCAAAAATGAAAAAGATGCCGAACGTGCAATCGACCTATTCGGTGACGAAATCAAAGAATTGTTTGTGGAGTGTGACTAGATGACGGAAATTGATGTAGATAAAGCTATTGATTTGAAACTTGAAGGCTACTCATGGGCGGAAGTTGCGCAAAAAATGGGTTTTAACGATTTACAAGCAATTGAAAGAATACGGATTAGATGTAGAAGGCATCCAAGGTATCCGGAAATTCAACAAGCAAATTCCAGTACTAAAGAAAATGAAACTAGATATCAGAAAAAGGATATCAAAGCGGATGGTTCAATCGGTTCAGAAATCAAAATTGGAAGAAAGAATAAGAAAGTATTCACGGATGAAGAACTTCTAAGATTACATGGATTTGATCCAAAGATTTTTAAATTAAAATCTATCACTTCCAACGAATGGACTACACCTATTTCCGGCTCAACATATTACAACTACCAATCAAAGATTGTGGCAGTTAGAAAAGAACCGGAAATCACTGCAGAAGATATTGAAAGAGTACTAAGCAAGTTAAAACCACGAAAAATAGAGTTATCGTGTGAAGAAATACCGGAAGAATATCTATTGATTCCATTGTCAGATATGCACTTTGGATTAAATTCTAAATATGACTATGCTGCATTGCAACGTGAAATTGCAGATAGAATATTGAACAGATATGAAGAAATACTAATTACATTGCATGGTGATTATTTTCATGTGGATAATCTGTTGAATACGACTGAAAAAGGAACGCGAATTGATGAAGTTGATTTTGATGCAAGCATTGAAGATGGATTTAATTTCATCATGCCACTACTAGATTTAGCATTAGAAAATAGCAGAAAGGTAACATTGGTTTATTTAAAAGGAAATCATGCACCTTCCACGGATTTTGTATTTGTTAAAGCATTGCAAAAGCTATATACACAAATCAAATTTGATTTGAAATTTGATGAATATAAATATGCTAGACTGGGGCCACATTCAATCTTTCTACATCATGGAGATAAGATTAAAAATCCAGAAAGACTGCATCAAGTGATTACTGCTAAATTTAGCAAAGAGTGGGGAGAAAGCCAATCACGATATTTAATTACAGGGCATTTCCACCATGAAAAATCACTATCCTTTGCAGGGCTGACATGGTATCAATTACAAAGCCCAAGTAAGCCATCTAGCTATGATAGTACTTATGGATATGATATTAGCGAATCCGGACAAATGTTGTTTGAGTTCACAAAGAGTAAACGCAGTGCCATCTACTTTGTATAGACGGAAGGAGAATAAACATGGAGAAAAAACAATATAGCGGTTGTTCATTAGGTTTTGTAGCAGTATTAAGTTTAAGCTTGATTTTATTAATTTTGAAGTTAATGGGTGTTCCATTGAAATGGATTGTGGTGGTAGCACCGTTAACAGGTTCAATCATTATTTTCTTAATCTTGCTATTCTTAGGAGCAGTAGCACAATTAATTTTACAAGCAGCAGAAAAAATGCGGGGGGTAACATGAAAGTAACAGTATATAGTAAACCATCTTGCATCCAATGTGAGATGACTAAGATGTATTTAGATCAGCATAAAATTAAATTTGAAACAGTTGATGTATTTGAAACTGAAGGAGTATTAGAGAAAATTAAATCATACGGATTTCAAGGTATGCCAGTAGTAGTCCTGGATGATAATTTTGAAAATGCGTGGGTAGGCTACAATCCAGATAAATTGGAAGAATTAGAAAAGGGAAATAAATAAATATGAAACGTCTAGGGTTGGATGAAAGAGCAGTATTAAGATTAATTCCAAATAGTGATACTAAAAGGATTAATAGGGTTGATATTATGAGAATTACTAAGTTTTCAGAAAGACGGGTTAAAAAGATAATTGATGTCCTTGTAAATGATTTTGATATTGTGATTATTGGGGAAAGAAATGG